TGGCACGCAAAAGAGCCCCGTATTCTTGCGCAAGTTTGAGTACTTACAGTCATACAACAACGAAGGCTCGACAGGTCTGCCAATTTATTACGGCGACTATGACTACGACCACTGGCTGGTCGCTCCGACGCCTGATGATGACTACCAGTTCGAGGTTCTGTACTACGAGCGTCTGGCTCCGTTATCGTCAGAAAATCAGACAAACTGGATCACCAATAACGCCCCGAATGCGATGCTCTTTGGCACGCTCCTTCAGGCTGTGATCTACCTAAAAGATGATCAGCGCCAGATCTTCCAACAAAAGTACGACATGGCGATGGCAGCGCTCAAGGCTGAAGACGTTACCCGCATCGGTGACCGATCCGCTGTCGCAGTGGATTCGTAAGAGGAAAATATGTCATATATCAACCCATTTACAGGTCAAACTCTCTCTCCTTCAATGGTAGGATACGAAGAGTTTACGATCTCTGCTGATTTAGAACTTGCTTGGCCCGTAAACGGCAATGACACTAACGTGGTCGCATCGATCATCGAGGTGACTGCCACGGTCGCAAGCCTGAACTTGGTGATGCCATCGGCGCAGCAAGTCTCGACTGGTCAAAGCGTCCTGATCCGTAACATCGGCGCAAACGCATTTACGGTTACAGACTTCTCTGGCAATACGATCGTATCGATCGCCTCTGGGATTGCTGAGTACATCTATGTGACCGATAACACCACCGATGACGGCACTTGGGAGGCGTTTACGTTTGGCGCAGGAACATCAGCCGCTAACGCTGCAACCCTTGCTGGCTACGGCTTAAAAGCGATCAGTACCACGCTGAATCAAAACTATACAGAGGCATCTCTGTTTTCTGACACGGTCTTAAATAACACAAACCGTGCTCAGTTCTTGGTTTGGGCTACTGGCGTGGGGACTATAACCCTGCCAACAGCCGCATCAGTCGAGAACGGTTGGTTCGTCATGATCCGCAACGGCGGCTCAGGTATTGTTACCTTGACCCCAAGTGGCGTAGACACGATCGACACAAACGCCACCCAGCAACTTCAGTTGACTGAGTCGCTTGTCATCGTCTCTAATGGAACAAACGGCTATAGCACATTTGCATACGGTCGCAGCAACACGTTTGCTTACACTCAGCTCGCCAAGACAGTTGCTACTGGCACGTATACGCTGAGCGCTGTTGAGTACGCCAACGTCGTGCAGGAGTATTTCGGTGCGCTGACTGGCAACGTGATCATTGTGCTCCCATCGACGGTTCAGATTTATTACCTGAATAATCAGACAACAAATGCATTCTCACTGACATTTAAGACATCGTCTGTCGGTGCTGCAACAGTAACGGTTGCTCAGGGTCAGACGCTTACGGTTGTGTGTGATGGCACAAACGTATACAACTCAAGCTCTGCCGCTGGCGGTACGCTCACATCGCTGACAATTGCAGCAGGCTCTGCGGCAGCGCCTTCAATAAATTTTACAAGTAATACTAATACTGGTATCTATCAGCCAGCGACAAATCAATTTGGAATTTCATTAAACGGATCTGCTGCCATGACCGTTATTACGACTGGCATTAGGGCTACCGTAGGAATATCTGGAGGATCATTTTGAGCGCAAAGGTTATCTCGCTCAACATACCGCCCGGTATCCAACGGGATGGTACTCTGCTCGACTCTTTGACTTACGTCGACGGTCAGTGGGTTAGGTTTCAGAGAGGTCGCCCACGTAAGATGGGTGGGTACAAAGGAATATTCCAGAACGCTACAAATATATCTCGTGGCATGATTATGCAGCCCGATAACGGACTGAGCTATGTCTATAGTGGATATAACAACGGCTTGCAGTACTGGGTAATGGATGATGATGACGGCGTCGGATCTGGTCCTAACCCCATCACAATGACCTCTGGCTTTACTGCAAATGCTAATAATCTGTGGCAGTTCGATCTTGGTTACGATGCAAATGGAACGGGTAATGAGACGCTGGTAGCGCACCCCGGTCTAAACCTCGCCAACATTGACAACACGATTAATACACCCGTCCTTATTGGAAATTTCCCAAGCGGTGCGATGTCGCCTGTAGGACAATTCACGGCTTCTGCGGCATTAAATGCTACGACCACTGCAACCGTTACTGGCACTGATGTACGAATAGGCGCAGGACAGCTTGTGACAGGCACAGGCATCCCATCAGGCACGACCGTGGTAAGTTCTGTGCCTTCTGGTGGAAACACCACAGTGACCCTCTCTTTGGCTGCAACGGTCACAGCGACCAGTACGCTCACGTTTGATAATGAGATCAACGTATCTGGCGGTTGCGTCCTGATCTATCCGTACCTGTTTGTTTATGGGAATAACGGTCTTATTCAGAATTCATCGGCTGGTAACTTTCAGGACTGGGTATCTGCCGATGCCAACGCCAATAACGTCGCCACTGGTAAGTTTGTCAAGGGCTTGCCTGTTCGAGGTGGTACGACATCGCCGTCTGGACTGTTTTGGTCGCTAGATAGCTTGGTGCGAGTCTCTTATGCTCCGCAAACAATTGGCGCTAGTACGGTCTTCTGGCGCTACGACATTATCTCGACGCAGACCTCAATCCTCTCTAGCCAATGCGTGATTGAGTATGACAGTATATTTTATTGGATCGGCACAGATCGATTCTTGACGTACAACGGTGTTGTGCAAGAGATTGCAAATAACGCCAACATCAATTTCTTTTTCGATAACTTGAACTACAACCAACGCCAGAAGGTCTGGGCGAGCAAGGTTCCACGTTTCGGTGAGATCTGGTGGTTCTACCCCTCTGGTGACTCTGAAGAGTGCGACAACGCAATCATCTACAACGTGCGTGATAAGGTTTGGTACGACGCTGGGTTTGCGCTAGGCGCTCGACGATCTGCGGGTGTATTCCCAGAGGTGTTCAGGTTTCCGGTTTGGGCAGGCAATGAGCCCGAAGGTGGCAACACCATTCTGTGGCAGCACGAGACGGGTGTCAATCGGATTAACCTCTCGCAACAGACAGCGATTCAGAGCTATATTGAGACGAATAGTATTGGATGGGTGACGGGAGGACCGGGTCAACCTGCGCCCGTCGGCAACAACAACTGGATCAGGCTTGAGCGTCTTGAACCTGACTTTGTGCAGTCCGAGCAGATGAGCGTTGTGGTCACTGGAAAGGGCTATGCGGAGGACGTCGATCAGCCCTCTGAGCCGTACACCTTTGAGCCAAACACACTGAAAGTCGACTTGCGTGAGCAGCGCCGAGAGATGCGTCTAAGATTTCAGAGTAACGTGGTAAACGGTAACTTCCAGATGGGTCGTATTCTGCTGTCTGCTGAGATTGGCGATGTTCGTGGAACGGGCAACCCATAATGGTTATTTACGATCCTCGCAACATGACATGGGATCAGTGGTGTCCGCTTATGGCGGAGCTATTTGCCGCTCAGCAGCTTGGCACTGTCCCTGAAAACATGTGGAAGCAGTGGGGCAATGGATTAGCAGGTAATGGTTTTTTTGAGCGGAATGGTGTTCCGTCAACGCAAAATTTTGATTCATGGCAGGACTGGGCTGAGGCTTTGGTCGGCATTGTGAACGTGGGGTAGGTATGGACGAAAGCTACGAAGATCCTCGATTCAGCTCCTCACAGGGCAGGTGGGTCACATACAACGCCGACCAAGGTGCTGTCTGGGAGCCCCTGACGATTGCTGCGCCATTAGGACAGTACGAGGGAGGAGGCGACGCAGGCGGACAGTGGAGAGACTTCTCTCCTGAAGAGACCGCAGCCGCCGCAGCAAAGATCGAGGCGAACAGACTCGCAGAGCTACAGCGTGCCTCAGGGATCCTCGCTGATAATCCTTTGTCTGTCACTGGCGATCAAATACAGACACGGTACGGAGATGTAAACGTAGGTAGGTTCAAACCTATTGCTGCGGACGGACAGCCTATAACAGGCGAGACCGCTGCGCAACTGGTCGACCCGCAGACAGGCGCTCCAGTTTATCTTAGCAACCCTAATGATCCGTTTTCATATACCTATGACGTTACAGATACTCCCGCAATTAGCGGAACGGTGGCTCAGCAAGCGGCTCTATATCGCCCTATCGAAGATAAAGGCGTATTTGGCACGCTAGGCGGCGACCTCCTTTCAGCGGTCAAAGACCCATACTTCCACAAGTTCTTGGCTGCTGCGGCTGCTATAGGCGGCACAGGTCTGGCGCTTAACTCTGCCTATGGTGTAGGTGGTCTTGGTTCAAGCGGTCTCGGCGCAGGTGCGGGCGCAGGTGCAGGTGCAGCCGGAGAGGCAGGATCATTTATCGCTGCTGACATGGCAGCTAACGCCGCAGGTCAAGGCGCATTTGATCTTGCTGCGTCGTTGGGCATGCCACTAGATCAGGCTGTCTCTCAGGGATTGATTACTGGCTCAGGCGCATTGACCGACGCAGGCGCTGCGACACTATTAGGATCTAGCGGTACGGGCATAAGCGGATCGACCGCAGGCGGATTTCTAGGTGGTTCGACAGATATTTTAGCGGGTGCAGCAGGATCAGGCGGCGGCAATTTAGGCGCACCTAGCTTTTTCAGCGGTCTTGGAAATCTTGCTGGAAGTATTACCCCCGCACAAGCATTTCAAGCTGCACGCCTTGCACTGCCAGTTGTAGGCGCTTTGACAGGCGCAGGACAAAGCAGGGGTCAAGGTGGTGGTGGTCAAGGTGGTGGTGGGCAAGGCGGTGGGCAAGGCGGCGGTCAAGGCAGCGGTGGTCAGGGCGGTGGTCAAGGGTACACGCAAGGTCCGTGGAACACGTTCATGACTCCGACGATGGTTAAGCAAGAGGGTTCAGGTACGACCGTCATGCAGAACCCAGAGCTCGCCATGCTAGAGCCAAGCCTCGCAAATCAACTGGCGCAATCAGGCGCAATCCCTTCTAACCTCGCTGGATCTAACGTGCCAAGTGTGAACTATTACAGCTACGGAACGCCACCACAGACGGACTACTTCGGTCAGTCGTATGAATCACCACTGATGGCGGCAAGCGGTGGCAGCATCAAGAAGCCACAGAAACTAGCGATGGGCGGTCTGCCTACCGCTGATGTGGCGGACGATGAGCACATTCCTGAGTTCATCACAGGTGCGACTGGTCACTACGTCAAAGGGCGTGGAACAGGACAGAGCGACGAGATTCCCGCAATGCTCGCAGACTCGGAATATGTTTTCGACGCAGATACGGTTGCGGCTTTAGGTGACGGATCGTCTGACGCAGGCGCAAAGTTTCTAGATAATTTTCGTGAAGCAGTCAGGGAGCACAAAAGATCCGCTCCTGTTGATAAAATACCCCCTAAGGCATCGCCATTGCAGTATGTGAAAGCAGCAATGAAAAGGACATCATAATCATGGCATCATTAACTCAAGGCGGTGCGCTGCCAGATATCAGCACACAGCAGACGCAAACAACGTCAGCCCCTAGTTGGTACACCGACTACTTGCAGAACATCGCAAAGACGGGTGCAGACGCAGCGAGTAATGCGCAGTTTGCTGGCGTGCAGCCAATGCAGCAGCAGTCGTATAACATGGCGCAAGCCAACGTCGGCAATTATCAGCCCACGCTCAATATGGCGACTGGTTCCTTGCAGAGTGGCATCAATGCGACGAGCCCCTTAGCGGCTGGCAACCCATACCTTACATCAGCGGCAAACCCGACGTACAACACCGTCGGCAATTACATGTCGCCCTACATCCAGAACGTGGTCGGACAGATCGGTGACCTTGCACAGCAGAACATGATTCAGAACGTCGCACCACAGACGACAGCAGGCGTTGTCGGCTCTGGTCAGTTTGGATCAAAGCGTGGCGCACAGGTGCTAGGTCAGACATTGGCTGACTATGGACAGAAGACCACAGGCTTACAGCTCAACGCATTAAATACTGGCTATCAGCAGGCAATGCAGCAGGCGCAAGAGCAAGCAAGGCTTCAGGGTCAGCTCGGACAGACAGCGGGTCAGCTCGCCTCGGCAGGACAGCAGAACCTGATCAATGCCGCAGGTGTTGGCGGTAATTTGGCGACGACGACACAGAACCTCGGTCTAGCAGACGTCAAC